TCTTCCAGATCTTACGTACCCAACCTAGAGCCGGAGTATCGTCCTGCTGGTCGTGACCGATTATCAGAGGAGCCTCGTGAGTATCGGGGTTGTAAGACCCCACCACCTGATCGAGGTCACTCTCCGTAAAGACTAACTTCTGACCGGTGGAGGAGATCTGGGGACCTGCTCTGAACATCTCTATGAATACAACCTTTTTAGGCTGCTGGGAAGAGAGCGGTTCTTTGTGGTTGAGTGCGTGCTCTTTCATCTATCAGAATACGTTTGTGGAGTTAAGCAGAGAACTGAATCTTGCCTCGTTTCTGGAGAAGCTATCGCTCAGTTGAGCAACTTGACCAGCCGGAGTTCTGACGATGGTCACAAGCAGACGCTCGAGTGTTGGACTTGTAGCCACGTAAACGTCCAATCTCACCGTGCCATTTTCCAGGTCGGTGGTATTGTTATTCGCTGACGAACACACGACCAGGTAGGCTTGCTCGGGTCTCGATCCGAATAGCGCTCCCTGACGGAAGAACTGACCCAGAATCTGAGAGGCGATAGACTTCACTCTCGCGTACACGGTACCCGCTGAGTCGATCTGCTCGAAGAGGATGTCGTCGAAGCTACGACCCATAACATCGATGAGGACGTTAAGGATGGCACGTGTGTTGATGAATCTGAAAAGCGGGTTGGGGGAGAGGGTTCTGGCACCCCAGGCCACGATTCCACGGTTGGGAAGCGAGCGGATAGGGTTGAGTCCCAGGGCGTAGGTCACTTCCTGTTGCTGGGCGGAGATGTCGAACTTGAGTCCGATGGCCCCTCTCAGTGGGTAGCGAGCGCCGGCGGGAGGCTGCTGGAAGCCCTCGTTGGTGTATCTCGAGCAGGCAATGCCCACCATGTAGCTGGAAGGGGCAATGTAGCGATCGTCGAGATTCTTTACGTAGGGAGCGTAGAAGGCCGCGTGGCCGAAAGGCACTCCTACGGCGGCTTTGATGCCGTAGAGTTCGTCCTGGGCCTCGTTGAGAGACATCTCGTCCGCACCGCAGTCGATGTAGGCGATATGCTGGGTACCCACGATACCCTCAGTGGTGCCAAGTTTACCCTCGGCGGCTTTGGTAAGCGTCTGGGTGATCTTGAGACGCTCCTGGCGAGCTTCGTTCTTGCTGGCGAAATCACCCGCCCCTACCTCGTAGGAAAGCACGGTGTAAGCCTCGGGAGCGAATAGGAAGCCAGGTGAGAGGACTCTAGATCCCATGCCCTGCTCGATGGCGTACATGAAGTCGTTGGACTTAGCCGTCACCGTAAGCTTGTAGGACTCGTAGCCAGCGTTCTGGTTGATGGAGTTGAGTTTGACAACATTACCATCCAGCACACCAAATCTATTACGGCCGGGGTAGATCGGGGAGGATACTCCGTTCTTGGAGGTAATCTTCACTCTCAGAACGTAATCGTGAGAGTAGAAACCGTTGGGTATGGACTTGTCCAGGGTGGCTGGGGTACCGGCCGGGATGCCTGTCCCTGTAGGAGTTACGGTAGCCGATGTGTTCGAAGCCACCGAACCAACCACGAATCTGATGCCATTAGCCACGATGGTGTCGCCGATCGCCAACTCTGTGAGGAACTTGGTTCCTACACCTGTGACCACTCCATCTACGCTGATACCCAAGAGGCCGGAGAGAGCGATATCCTCCAGCTCTGGACGGATGTAGGGGGTTCCAGCACCCGAGACCAGTTTGGTGCTTAGTTGGTGGCCGTTATTGGGGGCGTACTCGTCGGTCGATCCGATCTGCGAGCCGGAGTTTACAGCTTCGACGGAGTAGTAGCCATCTAGCTCCTTCTCCTGCAGGATGCTGTTGATCTCGGCGACCAGGTTGGTTGTCAGTTCGTCAGGGGTAGCTCCGTTCACGATGATGGCACGGTTCTCACCGGCGAGCTCGACGTAGAAGACCTGGACGGAATCAGGAAGGTATCCGAGGCGTTCTGTAACTCCTCCGGAGGTAGTCACTGTTCCCGAGGGGACTTCTGTGCCCGCAACCTCGGCGGAGTTCTGGAACAGCGAGAATTCCTGGGATACGGAATTGTACTTCCAGTAGTTGGCGTCAGCGTCTGCCCACCGCACGTACGAGGCGGGAGCGGAGGTGAGGTCCTTCGACACGCCCACAATCTTGCTCGAGGGGATTGCGGATGCGGAGGCGTAGTACTCCTGATTGATCAGGAAGTTCTTGACAATGTCCGACTGATCGGTCGAAACATCATAGGCGAGCTTTCTCACCGTGACGTTAGCGCCGGGGGTACCAGAGAAGTTGATAACCGCTCCACCCAAGGAGCCGGAGAGCTGGATATCGTTACCTGACTTATTAACCACGAAGTACACCGTGCCAAAACCGATGGAACCCAGATCTCCGTCGTCGGTACCCTCCAGTACCACACGGTCGTTATTGGCAAGTCCTGCCGAGGAGTTCAGCGTGATGGTATTGGCCGTGGGATTGAAATTGGCTGGGGTGGCGGTGTACTCCGTAGAACTCTGCAGCACGAAAGCACTCAGAGCGCTACCTGACAGGTGGAGGATGGGTTCGCCGGTGGTGATGTCTCTCGCCACGCAGCGGAAATCCAATTCCTTCACCGAGGTGTAGAACTTGACCACGAACTGGTTGTTGAGGTCGAGTGGAGTAGCGTAGTTCGTATCGCTGAACTGGTAAGCCACGAATCTCTCGACCTCAGGAAGATTTCTGGTGTCCTTTGAGAAGATTCTGAACTTACCGGCAATGGCTTCGGTTGCGTTCTGCTCGATGCGATAGAAGTCGGAGAAATTATCACCGTTGCCAGCGAGGAACGAGTAGATGTCCCTTGAATTATCTACTTGGTCGAGGGCGGTGGTGGTGATAACGCGGATCTCGTCGCCATCAGCATCATTCACTCCGATAGGAGTTCCGAAGTAACGACCGTTGATCTTGAGGGCGAAGGCATTGTACCCAGCACCCGCCGCGGAGGCTCCCAAATCAACCACTGTCTCCGGAGTCGGGGAAACGCGGGTGAAGTAGAGGATGCCATTTACCCCGACGTTGTCGAAGAAGGCTTTAACGGCGTCGTAGGAAGCCAGGGCACCCTTATTAGAGGTCGGTGGTTTGCCCCCGATCTTCTCGACAAAGTCGTCCACCGAGCCTATCTGTGTGGGTTTGTAAGGCTCGAGTACGGAGTACTTGTTGAGAGCATTGCCCTCGTAGTAGTCCTCGGTGGGCGTGCTGCCGAAAAGGTAGCCTACCGCGTGAGTAGCGGTAGGTTGGGGTAGGCCACCTGTCGAGGCTTGTGTTACGAACACGCCGGGCCGATTCAATGTCGCAGCATTGATTCTAATTGGATTGGCCATAGAGATTTGAAGACACTATATCTTTCACTATTATCCTTAAACAAATGGCTGATTTTAACCTGTTTAGTCGGTCGAGTCCACCTTGTAGAGTTGGAAGAGCTCGTTCATCAGCCAGTCGGGGCAGGAGATCGCTCCGCACCTCTTAAACTCCAGTATCTTCATCGACTTCCTCAGGATCTTGTTGAAGTCGTTGGTGGTGACGTACCTCGAGTTTACGCTGACAAACGACTTCAGTTCGGGTACGTCGCTCCTGAGGCATATCGAGCACAGGATAAGGATCAGTTTCAGTCGTTCCGTATCTGTCATGTAGGAGTCTTTATGTTCTCTATTGCCTCCAGGTGGATCTGGGACATCACGGTGAATTTGCTAAGCGGAATCTGCTCCATATCCGAGACTCCAGCAAACGAACCATTCTGCACTCCGTAACACCGTCTCAGCCAGTCAATCTTAGTCATGTAGTTGCAGAGTATGTGCTCCTTGACAATATCAAAAATCTGCATGATGGTTCTCTGGGTCAGGGACCTAAAATCCAGGTCTCTCGTGCAGAGAGTGGAGAGAAGTTCGACAACCTGATCGAAGGAGAGTTCGCTATTCTCCTCCGCGAACATGGAGTCCAGGTACTCCAGATCGGAACCTTTTATGTCCCGGAAGCGGATCTCTCGGGATCTGGAGTCAAACACCGACACGGTGTAGTTGCTGTTCTTTCGCGCCGAGAGCGACACCGTTACTCACCTTCTTCCCCGCTCCCTTCCCCCTTTCCGCCAAGGCCCAGAAGACTGTTGATGGCTCCTCCAAGAGCCTTCAGCTGACGAGCGGTGAGTCTCTTAGCGTCCTTGAGGGACAGTCTTCTCCGGCCCTGCTCAGGAGCGTGGAGGATGCAGATCGTTTGAAGAGTGGCTTCCACATCCGAGATGTTCTTGTTATCCGAGATCTTGGAGATCTCTATAAGATCGCTCGCGGAGGGTTCCCGGAGTGTCAGAAACCTTCCCTCGGAGATCTCTACAATCACGATCTCCGGATCGCCAAAATCAAAGTAGTCGTCCTCCGCCTCAACGGCGGCTCCCGAGGCCGCATCTCGCGCCATCTTGCTTACAGCCATAGTGTTTGTCTGATGTCAAATCCTTTAAACCCCTTTGTTTAAAATTAGTATAGAGGAGGGGGAGGTTGTGGCCGTAGCGAAGAACCCATTCGAGGAGTGGGAGAGGCTCAGGGCCTCCAGCGACTACAGGAGCACCGACACGCAGGCGACATCGCTAGTCCGCCAGCAACTCTCCCAGCCTGAGTACCTCTCAAACTCCAACCGCGTGAATCCCGGCCCCCTGCGTAACTTTCGCGCCGGCCAGGCCGACTCGAAGGATCAGTTGGCGCATAATACGTATAATGAGGAGATGTGGGGTTGGCAGGCATGGGCCGAGGCGAGTAACCAACTCTCCGAATCCACAGTGGCGGACATCCTTCTGGAGCAGAATACTGTTCTAGATCCTAACCAACCCACCAACTACGTTCCTCCGGTGATCATACCACCCGAGCCCGTGGTTCCTGAGTCGCCAGCCAGCGTCCTGACCACACGAACCAACCTAAAATCCGTCCAGTACGACCAGATCGAGCCCCGCGCAACCTGGACCATCACTCACAATCTGGGCTACTATCCTTCCGTAGAACTGTTTAATAATGAGTGGGATGAGATCGACGGGTACGTAAACCACCTGACTAAAAACACCGTCCGGGTGGAGTTTACTCTGCCACTTAGTGGCCATGCTAGGCTAATATAATGAACAGAGAAGTCTACGTAAACATGGATTTTAAGGGTGCTAGTAGGGTTCTCAATCTACCCGCACCCGTGGAGGACTCGGAGCCGGTAACTTTCGGTATGTTGAAAGCTCTAGAGGATAGAGTAGAAATTTTTGACACCTCTACTTCTGTGGATGGGAGCATTCCGGTCTATAACGCTGGACAGGGCAAGTTCGTATCCGACTCTACTAATACCAAACTCACCTTAACCGACGGGGGCAATTTCTAGTTATGGCTAACGTTCTGCGCATCAAGCGCCGGGCCAGTGGTAACACTGGCGCACCGGCCAGCTTAGCCAACGCGGAGTTGGCCTTTAACGAAGTCGATGACATCCTGTACTACGGTAAGGGAACTGGCGGCGCCGGCGGCAGCGCGACCACTGTCGAGGCAATTGGTGGCCTTGGTGCTTTCGTCAATCTGAGTGGCACCCAGACGATCTCAGGCGCCAAGACATTCAGCAGCACTGTTGCACTCGGTAGTAGCGCCACGGCTACTACGCCTGTCACGTCCGACAACAGCACGACAGTTGCCACGACGGCCTACGTAAAAGGACAGGGCTATGGCACCGGCACTGTCAGCAGTGTTGGGCTGAGCCTGCCCAGCTTCATCGCGGTCTCGAACTCACCTGTCACGGGCACTGGCACGCTCACCGGCACCCTGGCTAACCAGACGGCTAACACCGTTTTCGTTGCTCCTGACGGCGCTACCGGTGCTCCCACTTTCCGTGCCCTGCTGGCGGCTGACATCCCGACGCTGACCGCCGCCAAGATCAGCAACTTCGACACCCAGGTGCGCACCAGCCGCCTGGATCAGATGGCGGCGCCCACGGCTTCTGTCAGTCTGAACAACCAGCGGATCCTGGATCTTGCGGCGCCCCAACTGCCTGGCGATGCTGTCAACAAAGCGTATGCCGACTCGATTGCTCAAAGCCTGAACGTCCACGGTGCTGCAGACTTTGCAACCACCGCTTCTGTTTCGTACTCGTACACTTCCGGTGGTACTGCTCTAACTATTAGCGCAATTACCGGCACCGACACCATCACGTTCAGTGCCGATCACGGGCTTAACATTAACTCCCAGGTTCGCACGGGCGACACGGTAACTGGCACCGGACTGGCCGCCAACACCACCTACTTCGTAACTGCCGAGCCTGCGCTTAATCAAGTCAAGGTGTCCGCTACATTTGGCGGCGCTAATGCCACGCTTACCAACGGCACTGGCCTCAGCATCGGCGTCACGGGCGACCCTGGTGTTGGCGCAACGCTTAGCGGCACTCCGAACAGCGTTGACTCTGGCGCAACCCTGACTCTCGGTCAGCGGATTCTTGTTAAAGATCACGCAACCACTGCCTACAACGGCGTTTACACCGTAACGACCGTTGGTACGGGCTCAAACGGTGTCTGGACAAGGGCATCCGACTTCGATAACGGCCCAACGGGTGAGATCACCTCGGGCGACTACGTTTTCGTCGCCGGGGGCAACACAAACGGCAACAACGGCTTTATTCAGACTGCTTCTCCTCCGATTCGGATGGGCAAGTCAGGCGCTGGCTATACGGCGTTTAACGGCGATGCTGTCCTGTTCACCCAGTTCTCGGGTGCCGGCCAGATCACTGCTGGAGCAGGTCTTACCAAGACCGGCAACACCCTCGACGTTGCCTCTAGTGGCGGCGGCTCGCTGACGATCAACCCCGACTCGATCAACCTTACCAGTGGCATTGCCACCGCCGGAACCTACCGCTCGGTCACGGTTGACACCTACGGCCGGGTTACCGCAGGCACCGCTCCGACAACTTTCTCTGGGTACAGTATCTCCGATACATCGGCCAACTTGGCCGCTGCGATCACCGACGAGACGGGCTCTGGCTCTCTGGTGTTCGGTACGTCACCGTCCCTGACCACGCCTTCTCTGAGCGGGGAGACCTTCAGCACAACGGCCAACGTAACGGCGGGGACCAACGCGCAAGGCCAGGGCGCTCTGACCAGCGACCTTAGCGTTATCACCACAGCGGCGGCGAACCCGAGCGGCGTGACTCTGCCCACCGCTACGACCGGCCGGCGCGTGATCGTCGTTAACAAAGGTGCCAACCCGATCAATATATTTCCGGCATCCGGCGCAATTATCGACGCGCTAAGCGCCAACGCCAGCATCCAGCTTGCCGTTAACGGCGTGATGGAGTTCAATGCGGCGTCGACAACTCAATGGTACAGCTCGTTCAACTCGTTCGTCTCCGGGACCGGGGTTAGTTCGTTCTCCGCCGGGACGACCGGCCTGACCCCCAGCACTGCTACGACCGGTGCGGTCACTCTGGCCGGCACGCTCGCTCTGACTAATGGCGGTACGGGTGCGACTGACGCGGCGGGTGCTCGTACAAACCTCGGTCTGGTGATCGGGACGAACGTGCAGGCCTACGACGCCGAGCTGGCCACTCTGGCCGGTATGGCCAGTGGCACGGCCACTTCGCTCGCCGCTCTGACCTCGACTGAGGCCGCGGTAATCGACGGCTCGACCACCGCGACTGCGACCACCCTGCTCCCGGCCGACCGCATGGTTATCAACGACGCGGGGACGATGGTCCAGGTCGCCCTCAGCGACCTCGTCACCTTCCTCGAAGACGGCGCAGCTTCCGGCTTCGATCTGGACGGCGGAACTTTCTAAGACTAAATCGCCCTGTACATACGGGGCTCAACCCTTCTACATAGAAATCAACGGGGAGCCAAATGGCAAATACGATACGAATACGGCGCAGTTCTGTTGCATCAGCAGTTCCGACAACCACGCAGCTCGCTCTGGGCGAACTGGCCATTAACACGAACGATGGAAAACTCTTTCTGAAGAAAGACGTTTCGGGAGTGCAGAGCATTGTTGAGGTCGGAGCAGGTGGTGGTGGTGGTGGCGGTAGTGGCGACGTTGTCGCAGCGAACAACAACGCATTCACCGGTGCCAACACCTTCACGAACACGACGGGCCAGACTTTCCGTCGAGCGGCAACACAGGATGGGATTATAGTTCTGGGTAGGGCCGGAGGGACCGGTTCTTTCGATGTATCGCTAACAACCGCAACCCTATCCGCTGATCAAACTCTGACTCTCCCGAATGTTACCGGAACCGTTGTCACAACCGGTGACACAGGGACCGTCACTGCGACAATGATCGCACCCGGAACTGTGCTCAAGAGTAACTACGGCCAAGTGCTTGCAGTTCAATATGGCGCAGCAATGCCCTAATTTTCACATACACTTACTAAAATGGCAGCAAACACTTCACCAATCTGGACAATGACACCCAAAGTTGGTTGGGTTCAAATTCCATTCAACGTTGCGAACGTAAACACTCAAGCCCCCGGTAACATCGATGGCGCTGCCCCTGCAGCAACGGCCCTGGCTTTCTCTTCAGGAGTGGATGGGTCATACCTGCAAAAAGTTCGTTTTCAGTTCACTTCTACAAATAGTACTACTTCTTCTGTCGCAACTACTCTACAAATTTATATTTCTACCGTCAACATCCCCGGCAACGCTCTAAACGTTATCAACACGACATATCTTACCGGAGTTCAAGCAGCAGCGCAGACTCTTACGGCAACCACAACCGCTCCTTACGTAATTGAAGTTCCGCTCAACTTCGCGATTCCAGCTTCGCGCTATATTTTGGTCTCACAATCTGCGGCTCAACCTAACACCGGAGCGTGGCAGGCAACAGTTATTGGCGGCGACTACTGATGCTTAACGTATTTGACATTCCAAAGCCGCAAAACGGTTTTGTCAGCGTATTCCCAGGTTTTGCAAACGCCAGCACACAGTGGGTGACATGGGAGAAACCAAGCAACATAATTATGGTCAGCATCACCTGCATCGGTGGCGGTGCAGGTGGCGGTAGCGGTTTCCCTGCGGCTACCGGTAACCGTGGCGGTGGTGGCGGTGGTGGCAGTGGCGGTTTTACCTCAGTAGAAATCCCTGCTTCTTTGCTGCCAGACACCTTGTACGTCTCAGCAGGCATTGGCGGTAACGGTGGAGCCTCCTCAACCACTGCTGGCACCCTAGGAGCTAACGGCATTGGATCTTATGTTTCAATTGCTCAATCCACAGCGGCTATTTACACCGTTTGTTTTGCCAACCCAGGTGCTGCAGGTACAACTCCGGCTTCGGCTACGGTTGTCGGTAACGCTGGTGCTGCTGCTGCTGCTGCAGCAGTTGCCAACGCTGCTCTAATTGCAGGATTAGGTACTTTCGTTGCTTACGCTGGACAGGCCGGTGCCGCCGGTGGTGCAGTCGCTAACGGTGCAGGGGGAAACATCACATACCCAACGACCGGACTACTTTTATCCGGTGGTGCAGGCGGTGGAGGTGGCTCTACTGGCGCAGGGGGCAACATCACAGCGCCAGCATCTCAGACCACTGTCTTGAACCTATTTCCAACGTTGAACGGTGGCGCGGCAGGCGCTACGGCCGGTAACGGCTCTGGA